AATCCCCACCTCAAGCCTGTCGAAGCGTCGGCGTCTGCCACTAGGACTTGATTCGCACTCCCAACCGCTAATCTTTGATTGCCAGTGTCATAAGTGAAGATGTCTCCCTTTGTCGTTAAAGGAGAAGACCCCGCTGGAGTTCCCCACGTTCCATCTCCACGCCAGAAAGTTGAAGAGGAAGCTGAAGTTCCGCTATTGAGATTCGTGACAGGAAGGTTTCCAGTTACGCCATTTGCAAGGTTGACTTGCGACCATGCCGGGATGTTCGAGGCGCCAGTATTTGAAAGATACCGGGTCGCATTCGTATCTTTCGCTAAAGCAGTCAGGACGTTTGAGGCTGAAGCGTAAAGAATATCTCCAAGAGTATAGGTGTCTGGAATCGTGAACGTCGACGCGGCGTAATTCGTTCCATCGGAGCGAATGACCTTTCCAGCGGTCGCCGAAGCATTTGGATAGGTCGGCGTGGACCATGAAGGGGCAGAAGAAGCACCGCTCATCAAAACCTTATTCGCCGTCGCAGTCCCAGCTAAGATATTCCCCGAAGTAGCGTCCGAATAAAAAATTCCGCCATTCGATGCTGTGTTATTTCTAGCGAGCCCACCATTACCTAGAGCAAGGTTTGCGGTGACTCCATTAGAGAGGTTTACTTGCGCCCATGCTGGATTATTTGAGACTCCAGAATTTGACAAATAGCGACTGACATTCGTATCCTTCGCTAGTTTTGAATAGGTATTTGCTGCTGAGCCATAAACTAAATCGCCTTGGATTACTCCCAATCCAGCCAAGGAATCAAGTTCCGTGTCCCATGCCTGGACATTAGTCCCTATGGCAAGTCCAAGATTAGTCCGAGCGGTGGAAGCATCTGAGGCCCCGGTCCCACCGTCTGTTAATGGGACATCAGTACCGGCAGCTCGATAAATATATTGCCCAGCCTTCGTAACCGCATCGTCTAAGTCCATTGTCGGAGTATTATTCGCCGTGAGCGTGGCGAAGGTCGTATAAGATGCGCCGTCAACATCCCTAGCTTGAAGCGTGAAGGTATTCCCGGAGCTTGTAGCGGTTCGGATTGCTGCACTTGCGGCCATGTCAAGACTAGTCGTTATCGTGGGAGAAGTGCCAAAAACCAAGGCTCCAGAGCCAGTCTCGTCGCTAATATTGCCTTTAAGTTGCAATGATGTCGTCGCGGAGAAAAAACCTAAATTGTCAGTTGAGTTAGGGACTGCATTCGCGCTTTCGGTTAGGGTCGTAGCATTAAAAGTCCCGGAACATTGTAGAATTTCACTGGCATCAACTCCTAAAGTGATATCCGTCGAGGCCGGAGAGGCTTCCCATTCTATTAGTTCTGCATTTCCTAATCGAATTGCTCCAGCATCCGCTGGGTCAGCCGCGGCCGAGATCATCGCAGGAGTCGTGATCGAGGTCTGAAATACCGGAGCCGTATCAAAGACTAATTTCCCAGCCGTCCCGGTTTCGTCTGAAATAACTCCAGCGAGTTGAGAGGAGGTAGTAGAAGAAAAGAAACTTAAATTATCGGTAGAATTAGGAACGGCGTTCGTATTCTCGGTCAGGGTGGTAGCATTAAACGCGCCAGAACATTGCATGATTTCCGAAGTGTCAACCGTCAAAGTGACATCGGTTCCAGCGGGGCTCGCTTCCCATCCAATGGTTGCGGCGTTCTGAAGTCTCAAATAACCTGAGTCGGCAACGTCACCGTCTTCACGCAGCGAGGTTGAGATCGTTGGATCGGTTCCGAAAACCATCGCCCCCGAGCCGGTTTCATCGCTTAAAACCCCCGAAACTCCTGCACTCGTGGTGACACTCGATACAACTCCTGTCCCGGTAGTGACTTCCATTAATCCAGTGGATAGCGAAGATAGAGCCTGCTCATGAGTCAAGGTGGCGTTAGAAGTCTGCGTGATATAGGTAGCATCACTTGGGGCCGAACCTCCCGAAGCGCCTGGATTGACTTCCCAATCGTAAGTCCCGTCACTTTGAATTGTCAGAACATCGGAAGCCGAATGGCCGGTTGTTTCGGGAACGCCACTTCCACCCTTGTTTTGGCCAAAAATATTCCCGCCAAACGCAAGAGACGCGAGGAGCAAAGATAAAATTGTAAACTTTGCCTTCATTATCCGATTTCCTCGTCAACAACCCCGTGTTCGACGACGATTAGGGCCTTTCCAGTCGTAGGTTCCGATCCACCGTTGGAATAAAAAGCCTTCAGAGTTCTTCCTCGAGAGTTGAAACCAAGGCTGACACCATAAGCCACGACTTTGACTCCGGTTGAGGACACATTCAGTGAAGTCATGAGTGCATCTGGATCGGCATCCCATCCAACGGTCAAAAGATCCGTGCCGTCGGAGTTAAAAGCCTCGATGACATGCACGTTGATGTCAAAAACGAAGGAATTATCCGGCATGTCACCTAAATCGACGGATTGGATGCCGTTAGAAACCCATCCCTGAGAAAAATGCCTAGCTTGTGGGACGAGTTCGACCCATCCAGTCTTAGTCCCCTCTCCGGTTTGCTTGAGATAGACTCTTCCAGTAGTCCCTTGGACTCTCAGGAACAATCCCCCAACCGTCGAAGCGACATCTCCTTCAGGATCGTCGAAACCAGTAATGACCGGGAGTCCAGCCAAGGCTTGTTTGATGTTCCCAATCTCGCGGTTGAGCTGCAGAGCCGTCAACGGATCTCGGATCAGAGTTTGGGGAAGAGTTAGAGTCTTGGATGTCACCTAACCCCCTTCATCTGGAACAATTTGTCGTGCCCGTAATAAACTATTGGCTGGCCGGCATTGTTGTTTTCGATTTTATGAGAGGCCCACTTGTGAATACGGCTCCCTGGAATGGGTATTTTCTCTTGGACTATTGCCGAGCCGTCGAAAGTCGCAACATCGAACAAAGACACGTCAAAAAGAGACGCTGCAGAAAGATCATAACTGAAGGTGTCGGATTCCGAAGACGAGAAATCAAAGAAATAAGAGACATTGACCCCATAATCTCCTGAAGTCTCGAATCTCGGGCGGGAATATCTCCAGCGTTTCGATAAAGAAGGTTCGCCGTAGTCTGTGAACGCGTCTTGATGATGAAATGGAGGCCCTCCGATGGTATATTCTGAGGTTTGGTCGGGTTGCGTATCCCAAGCCACCGTTACAGTAATGACAGTTCCCGTATTTGAAGCGATGATTCTTTCTTGATCGTTCCCTGTGCCTCCGGTGATGTTGATTCTTAACCCTGCATAGAGATCAGTTGTCCAACTCTGAGCACTATCAGTGAGAGTGGAGGCCCCGCCAGAGGTCGCAGTTGAAGTGACATTAGATCCGTCCCCGTTTAGGACTTCCTGCCTAAATACATAGCCTAGTTCGTCACCGCGGAACCATTTTTCGACCCCGGATTCTATGACAATCGCCGCTGCCTGAGTGATAAAACCAGGCCATGGGTTCCATTTCGCATAGATTTTCCCGGTTGCTCCATCCCCAACGATGGAATTGACATCCATGCAATAGCACATGGAATTGTTCGTCGCTGACCCAGCCGCATTGAAGAACAAATAAATGTTTTTTTCTTTGAAATAAACCGCACAGGAATTCTCTAGATACAGTTTATTTATTTTATAGGTCGTGTCCGTGGAATTTTGATTGAACCAATCGGCTAGGCAGTATGAAACATCTTGGATTTCGACTCCGTTGGTCCTGTAAACCCCATTGACTCCAACAAAAAAGCACCAGTTCTGGACGATGGCTAGAGTTCTCCCGGAAACGCATCCTATCCGCTCGTCATTTCTGACTCGATCAATTCGATAATCAACCGGACTCGTCCCCGATAAAATATAGATGTCGTATTTTTTGAAGATGAAAACGACATCGTAGAATGAAATGATTCCGGTTATCGGATCGGAATTCCCCACCTCAGACGAGAAGTCGGTTTCTTGATCCAGCGTCCCTTGTGGAAAGTAAACTGCTCCAGGATAATCCGTGGTGGTTGGATAAGAGATATAAATTTTATTGTTCTTATAGACGATCAACCGGCTCTGATGAGAAATCACCCCACCGCATCCCGAGGGAGCAACATCATGGGTATATTCCAATAGTCTGCCAGTGGCGTCGGTCGTTATTGAGGCAGTGGTAGTGGAATTGTCATTGATGGTCTGCTGAAGTCTCAATACTGAGCCATCAACTTCGGTCATGTAAATGTTTCGCTTCGTCACTTGAGCATCAGAGGAAACAGGGATGCTCGTTAGGTCTATTTCGTCATTGGCACCGCTTAATGTAATCGTGGCATTGCTGGAATAAGGGTTGGATTCTTCTCCGAGATCACTCTCGAAGGTGACGTTGATTAGGTATGTTCCATTGAGTAGAGCCCCGGAAGTATTCGCAGCGGGAGTCGGATCAGAAGAAGGAGCGTCAATCCCAGCTTGCCTAACGTTCGTCCCATCATACCAGAGCATGAGGTCAGCTTTGTTAACGATAAAGGCTCGATCATCATGAGTAGCGAAGTTGTAAAAAGTACCGGAAGTTTGCCCGGTTTTTATATCGGTCGGAGATCCACCATTGCCTTTTTTAATGGTGGTCCCGGAAGCGATTAGGAATTCGCTTGCGCTGTCTGCATTGTATCGGAAGTGATATAGGCCCGATAAACTAGCAGCTAAGGACGTGGTGTTGTATTTCTCCCCGCCATATCTTTTCGTGAAGGCCCCATTAACATCAAAGTACCCACCAAGGCATGACACTGCCTCATAGGGCGCAAACGCAGTCAAAGCCTTCCTCGTCTGCACCCCTCCGAGTTGATTGAATGTCAAAGCCTGAAGCGGTGGCACCCCTTTCCTTAATTTCCCTCTACTGCGCTACAACACTAGATCCAGCCGACAAAGGTTCCCATTCGCAAAAAAATTGGATCGCTCCGGTCGTCGGAGTGTTCGTCGTCGTGTACCGATAAACGATAAAAGTATTGGTTGCCAATTTCTGCACTACCTCGAACGGAGCAAGATCAGCTCCGAGTGTGGCTGACTCCTCGATTACAGTCGCGGAGGAGTTATCAAGAGTCAAGGCCGTCGCAGCTAAGGCTTCCTTAATCAGCATAGACCCAACACCAGCGCTAGAAATAGCCGTCCCCGTTGCCGCCGTGATCGCTGGAGTATTGGTCCCATCCTCAAGCCTCCAATGCGCCGCGGTGTGATTGCTCCCGATAGTCGTAGTCACGACTCCATAGAGTTTATGAATCAGGACATCACCGGTTATCTTGAAAAGATTAACCGACGCCGTGGTGTTATTGGCGCTTAATGTCTTAGTCGTTGTTTCTACCTGGACACGAGAGGACCTAGTGATAGGAGCCGCAACGCAATAATCAGTGAAAAACAGAGGACACAGGAACGAAAGCGCAAGAATTATTTTCCACTTATTTAGAATAGACATAAGTAACCCCTTCAGCGTCCACCGTCGAATTGATATAGATTTTTGATCCATCGGTAAAATCAAGTTTCACCGTCTCACTGGCCAGGAGATAAATGCCCCCGGTATCGGTATTTAATATCGTCGACCCGCCAATGTAGATCCTGCCTGTGTTTGCTCGTTTTGCTTGGATAATAACCCAAGACATAGGGAGTGCAGTCGATGAGAGAGCAATTGCAGTTCCTGCGGTCACAGTCACCTTCGCTCCTATCCCTGGAGTGTCATCAAAATCGGGATTCCTTGGATACATTGCTTGCGAACTCATTTTTTAATCTCCTAACTCAAAAGGTTCAACCGCTTGACGGGTGACGGATGGAAGTTCAATCGTCCCCTTAAAGTCGGATTTCTTTTTTTCCATTAACATCCCCCATGCTCCGAGATCCGCTCCACCACCACCCACCATTTCTTCCTTAGCCTTAGCGATCAGCACAGCCTCATAGGTGATGAGGTCCTGGTAGAAGTCATGAAGACCAGCATTAGGCTCGTCGGTATCGTCATCGAGTCTGTTTGGAAAGAAATAGTAGGTAAGTTTTAGGCCGCCAGTCTCGGAGTCCTGTGGGGTCGGTTCGATGATCAGATTCTGCCCGACAAATCTTACCTTAAACGGAAAGAAAGACCCGGTAGAAACGCCAGCGGTATAATTGGTTTGGTCGAATCGTTCTTCCCACCATAAGGGAACAGTCCCGGAGTCGACTACCTTTTCGATTAACCTGGCCGCCTGGAAATCAGCGGGTAGAGCCACATTTGCACTCCCTCCCGTGATATTCAGTGTCGTTGAAGTCAAACATCCTTGATGCTTCGCGTTAAGCATCATCTGCCAAAGCGAAAAATACGACTCGTTGATATAATCATCCAACTCGTCATCGAGCCAGAAACCCTCGGAGGTCTCGTCAAGTTTTCTCCGAACCTTAGTTCGGATTTGCAACTTGTTCACTATTCACCCTTCGGCGGTAGACTCGTTTAGTTTTAACAGCAACCGGGGCTTCCTCTTTCTCAGGAATCGACACTTCAGGTTTCGACTTCCGGTGCTGCTCGTAGAGTTTTTTTGCCTCTTTATATCGTTCTTCAAAGGGGCCTGGATCGATCAAGGCTTTGTCTGCTTCAGCGCCGGTCTTATGATGTTTCACGTCAATCTCTGCCTGGCGCTCATTGATCCAACATTCCTTCAAATAGTCGTTCAAGTTCTTCAGGCTGCGAAGCACTTGGTCATATTTGAATTCCTCAAAGGTCGAGAATTTCTTTTGCATGTCGTCGGTGTACTCAAGGTGAACAAGACCGTTTTTAACGGCATGGTGTTCGCCTTTCATGAGGATTCTGGCGTTATCCATGTCCCAAACATCAACAATCTTGTGAGGCTCGAAATAGTAAATTTTCCGACCGGCCATTGCTTCGATTTTCCATGGAGTAGGATTGTAAAATTTCAACTCATACTTCCCTCTTTCCCTCTCTTAATCATAAAAGTTAGTAGGCAAAATCAAAGTTCCGGCACCTGGAGAAAACCCAGGGGTGGAAATCGTCTTGATCTTAGTCTTTTGAGGAGTGGTCAAAATCCCTCTCTTTAGATTCTCAAAAGCGGCTTTCCAATATTTCCTGTGAGCCTTGTTCCATTCTTTCCGATAATCTTCTCTGTCTTTAAATTCTTGATTCGCTTTCTGCTTTTTTCTCTTGCGAATCTCGTTCATCATGTCTTTCGGCTCAGGGAACTTTTTAAGAACATCCCACGCAACAACGTCGCGAAGAAAATTCAGCGTTCTATTGTCACAAGGAATATAGTTCCCGTCGTCGTCTTCAATCGTGTTCAAAATCCTAGTCAGACCAGTCCTAAAGTCTTTATGAAACACCTGAAAACGCTCTAAGGTAGAATTCCAGACCAGGAATAATCCCGGATCGATGAGCTTCATCGAATCAATGAATTCTTTTTTAACGACAGGTTGAATCATAAAATTATGGGAGGCGGCGAAATTGCCGCCCCCCTATTCCCTTAGAAAGTAGGCGTCGCAAGGCTCTTAATGCGGACAACCGCATTGGGAACACGGCAACCTAAATTGTCGTAGGCTTTCGCATACGCAATAAAGGCGTCGTAACCCTGATCCCACTTGAAGATGTCTCCAGCTTTATCGTCCCATCCGAATTCACGGACGCTGAAACGCTCCACATAGTCAGGATCGAACATATAAAGATCTCCGAAACCGCAATCGGTATCCTCGACCCATTCCATGCCGTTCCAAGTAGGAGTGACTTCATAACCGGAATCCATATTCTTTCCGGTAACGTCCTGTTTCATCGGAGTGACGATGTCCAAATACTTCCGCATTTGGGAAGTATTGGAGATGATGCGTTTAGGCTTTCTTCCACCGATGATCTTCGCTCGGGAAATCGCCCGCTGCAAAAGATCACTGGAGAGGTTAGCACTCGACGCGTCAATGGTGATGCCGTCAAGTTGATTGTAAGTAGACCGAGACTGACCTTGATAAGTGACGCTCAAGGTTCCATCGTCGGCCATCAACGGAAGACCCGCCAACTCTTTACCGTCGGAAGGCGCATTATCGTGAGTATCCTCACGGTAAATATAGGCATTGTCCGTTGCGGTCTGAGCGCTCGCCAGAGTGATAGTGCTATTCGCAATATCGACAGCGGTCACTTCAATCGAATCGATTTCCTTGGTGGTCGAGGTAAAAGCATCGATGTACATACCAACCCGGAAATGGGTCAGCGTGCCACCATCAACCGTCACCGTAGCATCCGCGGAAAGCGTTTCGTTTACCTGGGCGATAACACCCGATCCGTCCCGGAAGCATTGAGCATTGCGCTCTTTGCCGCCGTCCCGAAGGCCTTCGTCCATTTGAAAGGTGGCATTATCCGCGAAGGAATCTTCATTCCCCTTGGCAATGTCCATCGACAACCCTGAAAGACGAATCACGTGAGTGAAAATCTTCGGAGTAATCGTGAATTTCAACGGAGTCTGGTTCGCAGGAGTCCGAAGCGCTTCCAGCTCGTTTTGCGAGCCTTGGCCTCTCTGGTTTCCCTGGACGTTCACAGGAGTTTGAAACCCGAGACCCGACGGCTTCTTAGGGGATTTTTTGATCCGCTTTAAAGTCGGCGCGTCCATGTTTTGCAAGTTCTCAACGGTCCGGTCGTCGTAAATGTACTTAACCAGACCGTTGATAGCAGTACTATCAACACCACTCATACTTCTTCTTTCATTCCCTCACTAAACCCCAGCTCTTAGAAACTGAGCCGCCGCCGATGCTCTGTCTTGTTGAGACGAAAGCGGTTGAGGCGCCGGCACAGGAGCTCCACCTCCTCTTGAGGCGGAAGCCGGGACGTTGTTTTCTCTAGGTTTGGTCTGAACATAGTTAGCGAGTTTCGAGTTTCCGATAGACTCAAGAAGTTTCTTGGTATGGTTTAAGGCCATATCAAGACTCCTCATGTCGTAGTTTCGTAGAGGATCGGGATTGATCTTCAGGAGAAAACTTTCGGCCACTTGATAGACATAGGCTTTCATTTCTTCAGGAATCTTCGACTCCGTGCAGAAATTATTGAAACGGCCCATGTAATTATCGAGCACCAACTTTTGATTAGTATCAAGTTGCTGTTCCGGGGCTTGTTCTTGAGGTTGCTGGTTAAACAACCCCATGATCGCTTGGAACAACTGAGGATTTGTATTCAAAACCTGGTCGAACTGTTCGTAGGTCTTGAGCAACTCCTCCTTGCCCTCAAAAGTTTTCATCTTCTCCCGAAAATCGTTCCTCGCTTGTACGACCTCTTGAAATCTGTCGTAAGGAACGAACTTCGCGTTCTTATCCGGTTGCCACTCCTCAGGAACGGTGTTTTGCGCCTCCGCAGGCGGTTGAGGAGTTACTATGTTCTGCCCTTCGGCCCCGGACGGGGGGGCCTCGCTAGGCTGTGCGGTCTGGTTTTCGTCCATGGTTTCCTCCCGTATTTAACGCCACGTCTGGCGAGGTTTATTGCATTGGGACTTGTGGTCTTCCTTGAGGTCCTCCACGAGGTCCCGAAACTGATGGCCGCTCAGATCCCAATACGGGCGGAGGGAAGTTGCCTACTTGGGGGGTCTGAGAGGCCAAAGCCTGCTGCTGCGCCATCATCTGTTGTTGCATCTGAGCTTGTTGCTCTTGCTGGATGGCTTGCTGAAGTAACATCCTTCGATTTTCAAAAATTCCCATATCGTCCTTGAAGGAAGGCTGCTTCATGCGGTCAGTCAAAATTTTTAGATGAACTTGCTTGTTGTCGTATTCGAGTATGGGAGGGATCTTCTCTTGCCCCATCTCTCCTCTGGAAACCTGATGGAGAACACCAACAACCCAACGCGCCCGCTTCACGTCGGCATCGAGCTCGGTGTTAAATGGAGTCATCCCGAACTTTTCTAGGAATTCCTGGTTGCCGATGGGATTGGAACCAGGATCAAGAGGCCCAAACATTCCACCCTTGGCTAGATCTTTGAGTGTTTCTTGCTCAACCACTTTAGACCTAGGCAGAGAGGATCCAGCCTCAATCCGAAAGTTGACGTTGTTCCTTAAGTCCTCCCCAAGGAACGCTGAAATCTCCACGTCGAGATTGTCTTTATTCAGTTCCTTGAGTCTGTTTATGAATTCCGGCCTAGGCTCTTTGTACTTGGTCTGAATCAGGCGCATCTTGTTCGATTGCCCGTTCTCAATGAACTTCTCCCATCCCTGGATGAATGGATTGAACTTAGAAAAGCTCTGCTCGAGGAGCATATTGAGCGAAGCCGCGGTGTTGACACCTTCGGGATGGAGTCCGCTCAATACCTCATTGTCTCCGGGGATTTGGTGCATGGACTGCACGACTTGTTCCCGCTCCCTCCAAATATCCCCCGAGACAGGAAGTCCAGGAAGTCGCTCGGGCTTCGCTCCATTCGCTCCAACGGGATTGTAGGGAATCTCCAGGCCAGGTTGGCCGGTGATGTAACCTTCAACCACCCCGCAACCAGTAGGCTTCAGCCATTGCGGAACTGCGGTCGTCTTCCGAGCGAGAGCAATAAGTGCGTCAATCGCGTTCAACCGTTCCTGAAGTTTGATTAGATTCGTGACTAGAGGAAGCCCATGCCACCTGAAATAAAGCTCTTGGTACTTCGCGAAGGAGTAAGGATGCCAGGACTCAGGATAACGTGGGTTCCAATAGGGAGAGTCACCGACAAATAGAGTCTGACCGCCGGCCCTAACAATCATCAGTCCATTGGGATGCTTCTCGGTAGGCTCAACATAACATTCCTTGATGACAGCGCAGCCCTTAAGCTCAGTCTCTTTACTGCTGCTCTTAAAAGCTCCGCTCGAGGTGCTTGTCTTAAGCCGTTGGTGAAGCTCCATCACCGCGGAAAGTCCGTCTTCCTCTTTTACCTCTGCAGCTCGGCCCGTATAACCGTCGCCGGTCTTTCCATATTGAGCCTTGATCCATGCGAGAGGCTTGACGTTGGCTTCAATGATCCAGGCCCCGGTCTGAAGGTCTTTGATGATCCTGAAAGGATCGAGAATGTCTACCGCATTGTCTCCGGCCTTCCCGCTATAACCGAGAGACTCGGTAGCCTGTCCCTGGACCGTCTGCGCAAGCTTCGCCAAAAGATCCGGGCCTTGCGGTTCTTGGCCTGGCTGTGCGGCCTGATCTGGCGGCATGGGAGACTGCTGTTGGCTTTGCATATCTTGCGGCATAGCCTGAGGTTGTGGAGCCGCAGGAATCACAGGCGGGCTAGATTCAGGCGCTGGAATGTTGACATCCGGGCCCTTGGTGCAGTCCCAATAATCTTTCCGAATCACAGTACCAGCGAGGCACAGGACCAAAGCCGCTTTGATGTGATTGTTTACCTCATCGTCAATATCCCACTTCGCGTCTTGAATTCGCTCGGCGAGTTTCGCCGCATTGTCATCGGCTGGGTCCGTGGAATTACGAATCACCGATGCGTTAGGCTTCTGCCTGGTCCAGATCGAAACCATCGTTTGAACGATAGGCAAGATCATGTTCGTGACAGGACGGGGAATAAACTTGTTGTATTTGGTCTGAGGAATTACTTCATAACGCCGACGAACTTCGTCGAAGAAAAGGTATTGATCCCCCATGAAAAAGCGGATGTTCCTTTCCCATTCATGGGCAAGGCTCTGCAGATATGGTTGATTGCCTTGATAGACATCATCAACCATTCTCCCGAGCTCGTCGACGTGCATCGGATTGGTTAAATCCAGCTCATCGATTCTTTTTAGGTCCAAGACCTGAGACAAAACAGACTACGCTTCTTCCCTCGCTTAGTCCGATTCCTCTTCCACCATGTCGCTTAATTCAGCGGCATTTTTCTCGCCCTTAACACCTAGAATCCGCGCCATAATCGTCGGCGCTTGAGACAAATCCTTGACGAACGTCGATTCATCTTTCCCCATTCCGCAGGTCCTCACCAAATATCCATTAGTGAGTTTCTCAACATGAACCGCCGAAGGTTCATCGGGTTGAGTGTCGTACGCCATTTTTACCTTGTCGCTCATTTCGGCTCCATTCCGCTCATGCAATTATCCCTGAGCACCTCGAGGAAATTTCCCCACGATTTTTCGTCCATGTAGGCCATCTAAGCCCCCAATAACTGCCCGACCTGATCGAGCGCCGCCTTCTTTTCTTCTTCCTCTTCCTTCGTGCTCGCGTCCATCTTCACAATCTGTCCCGTAATGTCGTCGATGTACGAAGGCACAGGAGCTTCAAATTTTGCCAGGTCCCGCGTTAGATACGCTTGGTATGCCTGGCCGGAGAATGAAGCGACGCGCTCGACAAGTTCTTTGTTTTGGCACCGGAGAAATTGGATTTCTTCACGGTAAGCTTCAATTAATGCCTGAGTCGCATCCATCTCATTCCCTCAAAATCACTTTGTCCGGGGCGATAGCTCGCTGTTTCACTGGTCTAGGCTTTGGCAAGTTGCACATTTCGTGCATCACTAATCCACCGGTCGTAATGTACTTATCCCCGATCTCTTCATGACATCCAGGACATCTTCCGCCCTGCATATCGAGTTGAATCTGCACTCGGTTTTTTCTTCCCATGACCCCGATAATCTCCCCGTTTAACCGCATCGGTCCGTACATCTTAAAATAGTCGTTATGGGCCTTCAGAACCTCCGGGAAATCCTCTGGAGTCAGTTCGCAATCGCTGCAGATCGCAACTTCCATGTCCGTCATGCTCTCCGGCTCTCCATCTTTATCCTGAAGTTGAATCCTCAATGTCACATGCTCGTACTTACGACTTGGAGCCCCTCCATTCAGGAGAGGACATCCGCACTTGATGCAAAGTCCAGGCATGACGATCAAGAGGCCCTCCCGATAATGAAATAAGTCCCCGAGTCAGACCCATCACAAGACACAGTAATCGCATTCTGCGCACTCAACGTAGCCTTTGCCCTCACATGCGCACGCTCGATCTCAATCGGAAGCATTTGAACATAGGGAATCCCCGACGCAACAACGTCGGTCGCGGCCTCATAGGTAAACTTCGCTCCGGCAACTGCTCGAGGATTAAAGCTCACTTGATTAGCGGCAAGCGTCGCCGAGGCGTTCCTGATGACATGAGGCACGTCGTTGTCATCCGTGTAGAGATAACATGAGGTCCTAAGCAGATAGAACGCGCTCGTAATCGTCACGACATCGGACGAAGCTGCAGTCTCATCAACCGCATAATTGAATTTTCCAGGATTCTTGATGAAGGTGATTTTGATCGAAGTAGCGGTTGAGAACTCTGTCCCAGATCCAGTCAAGACACTATCGCCAGAAGAGTCAAAGGTTACCTTATATTCACCACTTCCTGGAGTGTCGTCGAAGATCAAGGGCTTGAACGCTGTCCCATCAACATCGACAGTAATGATTGCCGCCGCTCCTCCAGTGATCGTGATTACCTCTCCAGACCTCGATGAATGGCCAGTAGCCGGAGTCGCATCCACAACGTCGGACTCAACAAGATTATCGATCAATAGTTTGTTACTCAACGCCGGCCAATAAGTAACCTTCACCGTAGGATTTGAATCCGCCGAAGCGAAGGTCAGCTTTGTGGTCCCGGTCGCGGGAGTGAAGTCAATCGCAACCTCTCCCGCTCCAGGAGTCGTCCCCTTGTCCACGATGATATAAGCTTTAGTGTCGTTCGAGACATACATCACGTGAGCCGCATTAAACTGTAGCGTTGCAACATTGCTCGCTGCAGTCACCGACTCTTCATAGACGAGTTGGGGTGGAAGAGGTCCTTGAACCCCATCCACCCCAAAAGCGACGATTTCCGAGATAACGGGACTCCCAGAATAGGGAGAGATTGTCCCGCTAAGATCGCCACCAGCGCTCCAAACGCCCTTTTCGATAACGAGACCGCCACTGATCTCTTTCTTATCGCGAAATGTATTTGAAAAAACCATTATCGTGCTTTCCCTTTAATCCAGTAGTCGCCAGTGTCGCTCGAAGTGAACGTGATCTTTATTGCATTAGGAGCCACGTCTTTTGCCGGTAATACTGCGGTATCTCCATCACTCGCGAAACCCCATTCAAAGATGTCAGCGATTTCCGTAGACCCAGCCGTTGAAGCGGTGATCGTTCCAGTCGTCACGCTAGCTCCGTTCCAGGTCCCACGCTCCATTAACATCCCACCAGGGAGGTCAATTAATTCCGTAACAGTATTTGAAAATGCCACTCATGATCGCAGTTCTTTCCCTCGCTAAATTAAATCTTAAAGTCCTAAAGCAAACCAATAACCAACTTGCCCAGAATCGGTAACGATGGTCACAGCACCGTTGCTATTCGCCAGCGGTAGAGTTTCATTGACAACCGATTGATTGGTTGCAACGGAAGACCCTTTGGGCTGTAAAGTAATATTCTCGACAAGAGTAAGGTCGGTCACAATATCCCCACCAGTCACCGCAGAGCAGTTATAGGAACCATAAGCAAATCGCTTGTTCCCCAAAATTCCTTGCCCGTCTTTAGTGTAAGAAAACGCCATCTCTCCTTCGCTTCTTCCCTCACAGATTATTCAATAAATGATCCCCGCCGTTGTCGCGGGTAATGGTTTCGTTGTAATGGTCTCGCCAAAACGCAGCGCTCCTAGGATCAAGCCCCTTGTAACGATCATTCGGCTTGTCGAACTTGTCGGAAGTGTAGGCTTTGACGACTCGCAGAGCGTTGATTGACGCGTCATGCAAATCGTCCTCATCGCCATCGATGCCACGAAAAGATAGCATCTGCTTGCGGGTCTTCTCGCAGTTCACATGCACTCGACCTTGAGTGAAATAGTTTAGAACGCTGTTGGTCCTAAGCACCTTGTCGCCAGTGATAGGCAATTCAACGGCTGGTAAGCCCTTGCTGGTTAGGACTTCAAACAGAATCTTTCCGCCGCGATCCCCCTCAATCCCAAACATCATCGGCTTGTACTGAAGGTTGAGTTCTTCCGAGATTGAAACTTGCTCGGCAAAATTGAATCGCCCGAATCTATTCTCGATCTCGTAGACTGGCGCAGGATTCCCATATCCAATCGCCCACACGGCAAAGGATGTTTCGTCCGCGGTCTCCTTCTTGGAAATCGCTGGATCAACTCCGATGACATAAGCCGCGACATCTTCCTTTTCTGGGAGCCCACGGTTAAGCCATTCCTCCTCGATGATCGTCCCGCCTTTTGGGATGGGGTTTTGCTGGTAGAGGCAAGACCAATCGTAGAACGGTAGGTTGCCCCGAATCGTCTTCAGGACTTCGAGCGGATAACGCTCCGGCCATAATGCCTCTTCATGGTCCGTCCCTTCGTCGAGGATCGCCGGGAAATCGATAATCTCCCACTGTTCTTTCGTGCTCTTGGTGACATAGCCTACAAGGTCTTCTTCGTGCCACCGGGTCATGAGAATAATGACCGAAGCGTTCGGCATTAAGCGAGTGTAGGCAACCGCTCCGTACCACTCGTTCACCTTATCCCTGACAATCTTCGAGTCCGCTTCTTCTCGACCCTTAAGCGGATCGTCGATCAGGAATAGGTGAGCTCCTCGACCCGTGATTGCACCACCAACACCAACCGCATAATATTCCCCGCCTGCCGTAGTCGAGAAGCGGTGAGCCGCCGATGTATCGTCCTTCATCACGCATCTAGGAAAAGTCTTGGTGAACAGAGGATCTCGAACTTGATCTCTCACCTTGCGCCCGAAGTCGCTTGCCAAGTCTTGGCCGTAAGTCGCGGTGATAATGAATTTGTCGGGGTTACGCCCGAGATACCAGGCCGGGAAGTACTGCGAATCCAACATCGACTTCCCATGTCGAGGAGGCATCGTGACGATGACTCGCCGCGTCTTACCCGACTCGACTTCGTGGAGGATTTTAGCGAGTTCTAGGACGTGATCCGGGACTTCATAGGCCGGATTCATCAGCGCGCAGTAGCAAAGCAAATTCTTCCGCGCTCTCTCGAGGATCTCTTCACGCATCGGCGAATCCCTCCGAGAGTTTGGCATAGCGCTCGATCTTCTCCGCCTGCCCTTGGGTTATGACGATGTTGACGATGGGAGCTGGGTTGCTCTCCCTGCCACGGAACCCGAAACACTCCAGGTTGAACTTAGCCGCATCCAGATTGATCCTACAGAGCCTGGGATCGACTTTCGGCACTAGCGTGGTCTTACCCTCGGAATTCTCAACAACGTCGTATTCCTGCTCAATGCTGCGCAACTGGACCACTTTCCTTGCGCTTGCGGTGAGTTCTTCGATGAAAACCTTTTCGGTCTCGTTGATGATGTTCTCGCGCATCTCGGCCATGAGCTGCTTATGCGCTTCCATCTCGGCTTTATGTTTTTCAGCTAGTTCTAGGCGTGCGGATTCGACTTGAGGTGTGACTTCGGACTTACGACGCTTCCGTTTAGGAGTTTCGCCCATCTTATCTTAACGTTGTAGGCGAAATCCTATCTGTACTCAAAACTGCTAATGCGCCACTAATGGATCATTTTATTAACATGACGCGTCGAACATTATAGAGTGTCGGAAAATTCTCAACGATGAGGAGAAACCACTGATCGACTATGAAATCTGGAGCTATGACCCGTCCCTGTTTTGATTCGTAGGATTTTTCGATAGGTAAAGCACAAAGTTTTTTATGCCAACGCTGGAGTGTTCTGACCGGGACTTCGACTCCGTGTGTCTTCCGAATATGAGCCGAAACCCCTTTCCACTCGAAGATGAGCATTTATATCCACTCCCACCCTTTCTTAGTTTTACGAACCACAACCATCGGTGCCAATGGATGCGTGGCGTCAAATAATTTTCGTAGGCGTTTAAACTCCGGCTTCACAATCCCTTTGACCTCGTGGAACTGAGCCCATCTCAAATTTTCAAGGCGCTGGTAAACCAGAAAGTCCGGCTTGTATCTGATCCCACCGGGTAAGGTGATGATTGGGTGAACGTCGATATGAACTACCTCTTTGTCAGCTTTGAGCAATAGGTAGTACTCTCGCTCGGCCTTACTATCGAACTTGATTCCATCCGCTTCGCACTTCATCGCGCCGTATTTATTCTTTCCCTTAAGGCTGTGGTATTGTTTCAGGGTCATGCGGTTCATATCGCCCATTCCTCGGTTAGGATCTTACTCATGGGGGACCTCCGAACTTAAAACAAATTTAAACGGCCCTTCCAAAAAAGAACGCATGGACTCTCGTTTAAACTCTAGGGCTTCTCTCTTGGTACTGAAAGCAATAGGCCCGTCATTACCGGTGAAAATAATCCATACAACCGTCTTCATGGGACCTCCGAGAGGATGGATTCGATTTGTTTTCTCTCATCATCGAAGATAAATTGCTTCCCTGTGTAGGGCATCCCGTGATTCGCACAGAAGTGGAAAAAGCCATCCAACCCTTTAACAATTTCCTCTAGTCGCTTGAGCTGTTCTTCCTGTTTTCTACAAACCTTCGCCAGCTTGGGGAGGAGGGTGCGGGAGCGAACAAGACCACAGTCGCAGCTCTCCTCATAAATCCAGGGGCCTGTATATGCCTTGCAGTTATCAGCATGACAAAACCTGTATTCAGCCTGTTCCACTTCTGCAAGCAGGGATTCTAGGGCGGGTGTGGTCATCGTACTTGGTCCTTTCCTTTTGGAATTTCAAATCTGGCCATCTGTTTCATCCGGTGCTTTTCGTAGCAGTCATAATGAAAGGGGATATTAACAAGACCATCCCTCTCTTCGACTTGCGCAAAG